TGTCCACAGGCACCATCAATATCTCTGCCCATTTCCCTTCTAATTGTAACATTTAGTTCTGATGCTTGATATTACTGCACCTGTAAATCAAATGCGTCTTGTAATGCGTCTTTCTCACACATAACTACATCGATTCAGAACATATTATATATTACAATCGCACTCAACATTTTATCACAACAAAATAAAAAGGACAAGATTTATACCCTGTCCTTCCCGTGTAATTTATTCTTCTTTATATAATATTCCTGTGTATTCCCATAATAATTTAGGACTTATATAAAAGTCATACTGCGTAGATTCTTTTTCCTGGTTCCATTTTGAATCTACAATTTTCTTTTTAAAAGCAACCCCTATTGGTAATATACCTCGTATGATTCCCTGTCGAATAAATTGTTGGTCTTTACCCATCAGTCTTGCTACTTCTTTTACAGGGACATTCTTACCAGAGAATTCTGGGTATTCGTGTATGTCTTGTTCCATTTTGAATTCACCTCCGTTCTGGAAGTAATATTAATGAATTTCTATGTAACCTATGTACTGAGTTTTAACCTAGGTAAAAATAAGAGGGCATGTTGTATGCACGCCCCCCCTGATCATCTACTGTTCAGTTGTATTATTATCCTTGTTGTACTTACTTGATGATATACCAAGCATTGTTCCCATCATTGCATCAAACGCGCCCGCAATTGTAAGCACTGCATCTGTATACGGGATGTGACAAGTAGCACCAACAATACCATAAAAAGTAATAAGTGCTGGTAAACCAATCATTGCAATCCACTTAAGTACATCGTAAGTTTTATTACTCATCTTCTTCATGATTTTTCCTCCTTACATTTGAGATGAAGTTCTTCTATCTCTTTATACATTTTTGTAGCCATACCGTTCCCTCCAAGATTGTGATAAGCATCATACATTTCACAAAAGTTTGAATACACATCAGACGGAATCTCTCCTATCTCCATAAATTTGTCATGATACTCTATCAACTGTGCTCTTAAAAGCAGCATAGTACCTTTGCTGTTCGCGTCCCTATCTTTTTTCTGACGCTGTAATAACCATACAATATATCCCATTAATGTCGGCATTGCTGTCGATAAGATAATTATGTATGTCTGAAACAAAACATTCTTCATTTATCATCCCTCTTTAATTTTCCATAATATCTTCAAGCATAAAATCCAATGCAGATATCTCTGCTGGGCTAAGAGCATCGTATCTTGATTCCTCAAGCTTATCAAGTTCTTTAATATTAGCTTTGCAAATATCGATACTGGTTATAGTTCGATAATACTCAGCAATTTCTTTATTAAGACTTGGTAATGCGGCTTCGTTAATAACATAGCACTTATTCTTATCAATAATTGGAGTTCCGTCAGGATTCTTTTCAGCATAAGCCTCTGCCAACTTTATACGATTATCATCAATTAAGTTTGCTTCTTTTTCTAATACTGAAAGATTCTTCGAAATTGCGTATGACAACTTTATTGGAAGCTTTTTTGAAGATATTACTACAAAAACCTTATACTTATCTCTTATTTCGCCTAATGTCAAATCCATTTTGAATTTCTCCTTATGCCTGCTGTATGTAGCTCATTACCGTAGCTTCAAATTCTGCTATATCTTTATCACATGATTCTTTATTCTTCAAATAAGTATCCTTGTCCTGAATAGTCTTATTCACTGAATAACTGATGCTGCCTGAGTTAATTGTTGCTGTGAGATAAACAACATCTGTTCTCATCTTTGTTTCTGCTCCAGCTACAGCTTTTTCGATGTAGCTTGTTCCTGATAATGTAATATCGCTTCTTGTTTCTAACATAATATTAATCTCCTTTTCTTTTTAAGTTACTGCCAAGCCAAATAAGCCTTGAACAGTGTATGTGAGTGTTTTGTTTCCTGTTTTTGTTGAGCCTGCTTGTAATAGCACTTTCTGATTATTAGCATTCCTGAACCAGTATACAAATGTTGCACCGGCATCTAATTCTACTGAGCTTGAATTTTCACCATATCGATGAGTATTTGATGTGACACATGCTCCATTGACATAAATAGCACAATTAGTGGTTCCATAATCATCAGTGGTATCAGTCCATAATCCAGCATTAAGTATAAACAATCCTGTACCATTTATTGTCCATGCATAATTAAACGCTTGAGTATCATTTGCTGATGTAGTTGCACGCTGATTTAACTTGTTATATCCAACCGAAATAGCTAATTTTCGACATCCTAATTCTCCGCCACTAGTTACATAAAACGGATAGGTATTCCATCTTCTAAACGATATGATTAAATCATCTTCAGAAGAGCCTTTAAAATTTCCTAGATTCATAAGACTGAGTGATGATCCTTGTTCTCCTGACATTGAATACAATCCATCAGATTGAATTTGCCATCCACCTACAGTTCCGCCCGTAGCAACAATTTTCTTACATGTCATGCTACCATCTTTAGTAATAGTAAGATTTGTACTACTTACGCTGAATCTATTACCAGTAAGATTCAATCCACCTTTTGCCGTGATGTTGATAGTATCTGCAATGGCTTCTATCATAGACTTTAGGCGTCCAGTTTCATCTTCTTTTACACATAATTTAAGTGTAGCATTGGTATTAGATTTCAAGTCGGCTAACTCTTCTTCTGTTTTTCCCAAGCTGTCAGAGACATCTGTAATATATTGATTAGTACTTTCACTTACATCGTTTATAGCTGAATCAACGTCTTCAGGTGCTGGTGTCCAGTCTGTATATCTTGTACCGCGTTCAACTTTAAACATTTTGCATTGTATTGTGCCACTTTGAATCGCATCTGTTCTGAGTAACGTATTCCAATAAGAATTTTTAACGTGATTTTCATTTATTGTTGCCTGATATATTATTGTTACTTCACCATTAGAACCAGATAACTTAGTAAAATTGTTTACTGGAAAATATCCATTATCATTCCAACCTGTTACATTACCAGCTCCAATAATACGAACCTGAGGAGTTTTTCCGCTTACAGATGCTATATTAGTATATTTGCATACTAACTTAATTGATATTATGTCGCCTACTGATAACCCATCAGTTAAAGTGTTTCCAATGCTAAAACAAACGTTATCGTTTCCATTGAACTTGGAAAAACTAACATAGTACTTACTAGACGTTTTTTGTGCAAGATTCCTTCCACCAATCTTAATTCCATCAACTTTTAACTCAACATTGTCACAACGAGTTTTTATAGCAGCATCAGTCTGTTTAGTTGTATAATAGTTGCCCATATCATTTTTTGTCTGATATGTTTTGGATACCGACTGCGTTATTTCTTCTTTTGTTTTAGTTATCTTGGAATTAACATCACTTATAGCGTAATCGATATCTTCAGGTGCTGGTGTCCAGTCTGTGGCTTTGTTACCCGATTCAATCTTAATGTCCCAGAAACTTGTAATTTTACTATAACCGTTGATTCTTATTTCACAATTCTGAGTAGCTGATGTATGAACAAATGTCCATGTATATCGTCCCGATGTTATACCATCTCCACAAAAAACTCTGTGAAAATCATCTCCTAATAAACCATGAATCCATATTGTTGCTTTACCAGTTCGATCGCCATGTTCTGTAGCCCATACGGAATCACTAACAGCTTGCAAAGTATATGTCTTACCATTTTCAAGATATACTCTTCCACCAATATACGCATATCCATCTGCTGCATTTGTACTTTTTGCTGGATTGGCTTTAGTCCAACCTGCGGAACCGGTTAACAAATTCCTTCCACCAACCTGTATTCCTTCCGGAGTAGAACCAATACTATATGAAGTGGATATTGTATTATCAGTATATGTAATAATAGTTCGAGTCCACATATAAGGTAATGCTGATGTGGTTGTTGGTGGTGATGCTACCCATGTACCAGTTGGAACAGTCGTACCGTTTGCTGCTGCCTGGTATGTTATAGCGGTAGACTTAACACCTTTTCCTGTAGCTCCAGTATCGCCTTTTTCGCCCTTAAGGTCTTCCTGAGCTGGACACCAATCAGTAGCTTCTGTTCCTTTTTCAAGTTTTAATCCGGTAATTTGATATCTAATATTTGTAGCATTCGATTTATTAAGCTGTATATATGTATACAAGACACTGCTATCGTCTGGTATATCAGTAGCCGTTTGAAATCTTAATTCGAAATAATGTGATTTACCATCGTTTAATATTGAATTTGCGGCTATTAATTCATTACCAAATGGTGTTGAATAATTTCTACCATCTATTAATAAAGAAATAAATACATGATTCTTGCCATTATAAAAATACAAATTATTACATGTCTTACTGATTACCGTAATATATCCACTAAGAATATATTTAGTAGATGGTTCGTAACAATCAGCAGAATCAATCTTAAACCCGGAATTAATATTATCGCCTTCACATATTACTTTTCCGCTCTTAACATATTCACTCTTATCAATTTCAGCTGCCATTGCTTCTATATAATTATATTTAATCAAATTCCAATTAAAATTCTTTCCAGCTTCTCCAGTATCACCATAACTTCCAATTACACAAGGTGCCGTCGTACTTGCTATTGTTCCGTCAGTATACTTAACAATCTCATAATTCCACAAATATTTTTTACTGGTAGATACAGATTGTACAGTGGTTGTCCAACCTGATGTACTAGCCGTAACTCCTGTATTAGCATTTGTAGCCAGATAATAATTAATAACTGAACCTATACTTTTTCCATTTTGACCATTCGTACCAGGTATACCTTGGTCACCTTTAGCACCCATAGAGCTTATACCATATGATGTGCTTATCGTATTATCTGAATATGTGAACACTGTTCTTGTCCATAAATATTTTCCAACAGTCACTGATGGAATGTTTGGACTCCAGGTGCCAGTAGGAGCTTTTGTATTGCTATCCCCTACCTGATAAGTTACGGTCGTGTTTTTAATCGACTTAATATTATTAACTTTATTATTAACATCATCAATTGCGTCTTTAACACTGGTTCCCGAACTAAACTCCATACTCTCGGCAGATATTGCGAGTTTGAAGCTACCATCCGTATCCTTATAATATTTAATATAATGATTACTGTCACCGACAGCCATTTGACCGTCTTTTCCAAGATATATACCACGAACTCCACTAGTCGCTGATTCTTTTCCTATAGAATGTATGGCGTTGTCATCTATTTTGAATCCGGCAATGGTTGCATCAAAAGCCACCAAATCTTTAACGTCTATTTTAGATGCTGTTACTGATTTGGCTCTGATTACTTGTCCATTGATACTGTTGTAATCAGTCTGTTCAGCCTCGGCGGTAATACCATCAGTATTTAACTTGTAATACAGTCCATCCTCACCTTTTATAACAAGCTTATCTGCGACAACTGTATTACCTTCAATTAAATCACCTTTGATTGTGACACCGATTAACTCTCCAGTGATTGTCTGGTCACCAACTACTACATTCTTAATAAGACCTGACTGTGCATAAAAATACGCCATTGCAGCCGTACCAATATTAGTGAAATCAATATTGGCATATTTCAAATCTGCATCTTCAGAATTAAGTTTCTTGGTATTCAGTTCGTCTATGTCAGCTTTATGAGCATCAAGTTTTTCTGTTGTCGTATTCTTGAAGTTCGAAAAGTCACCGTTTAATGTACCAACAGTACCGGCTAACGCATCAAAAACTTTAGTCTTTGTATACTCCGACTCGACAACCGTAGCATCGATTTTATCGCTCTTTATTGTTTTAATTTCTGCTTCAGCTGCTGTGACTTTTTCCTCAACTTCAAGCTGTTTGGTTTTTATTTCCTTAAATTCGCCTTCAGATGCAGCTAATTTATGCTTAATTGTAGCGTTATCTGATTCAAGGGTATTGATTCTGCCTACCTGAGCATCAAGTTCATCGGTATCAACTTTATTAGAGAGTACGGTGTTGAATTCTCCAATCTTCTCACTGTTGGTTTTAACAGCATCAGTTCTAGCAGCTGGTGAACTAAGATTACCAGTAACAACTGCTTTGTGATTCCTGATTGTCACTGTTACTCTATCGCCATCTTCTGCATCGGTAACGGTTTCAAACGGAGTTGCAATATTTGAACCATCCAACACTACTGCCTTTGTACCATCTGAATAAACTTTAACAGTACCGTACACAGCATTGCCTATGTTCTCCTTGGGATTGTCGGTATTAACCATTTTGGCAAATTGGTCTTTAAGATTTTCGCTTAATGGCATTACAACGCTCACCTCCATAAGTTTTTAGTATATTTGGCAGTCTCTTCAACAGGACAACCAGATTCACAAGTTATTGATTGCGATATAACTTTTGCTTTTACATCAGTCAATCCAGCAGCTTTGTAATTCAGTCTTACACAATCGCCTAAACGAGTCTGGCAATAACCATGCGTATATGTAATTGTATATTCTACTGTAGATAGTGACTTTAAAAGCTTCTCGGCATATTCATCAACTTGTGCATTTGTTGGGATACCTGCTAAGTTCAAATCAGTAACTCTATGTATAATTTCTCTTCCTCTATTAACCGTAGAAGTAGGGCTATTTACATCATCATTTACTACTCGTGAATAATAGTAATCATTATTGTTTGAATACACTATTTCAACAACATTAGGTATTCCATATATATCGTGCTCCATTGTTATACTTGGTAACAATATCGAACTATTATCATCATTATATGTTGTCACTGGCTGCAATGACTCTAATTCTTGGGTTGGAGGAAATATAATTCTCCCCATCTCATCCAATCCAAGTTCATAATCAGCATTTGCGGCCAAATCTTTACAATATGTAAGCCAAGTATCACTGGTGTTTGCAACAAAATCTGAATATAACACTTTATCAGACTTTGACGGCACCACTGGAGCCCTACAATTATCCCTAGCCAGTCTGTATACTTCATCCATAGTATTTGATTTCTTTGGTGTGAAATATCCAAGAGCTGGAGGGTTTTCATTCAGCTCTATTAAAGGCGTATAAGCGTCTAATGTGACACTTTTTACCTTTCCATCAAACGAAGAAGAAGGGGTCTGGACAAGAAATGTTCCTAAAGGCTCTTTATAAGTAACTCCATTTTGAATTGCTATAAGATATGCCCTTATATAACACTCTCCTACCAGACCCGTAATTTTAATTGATGCTGAACCCAACGTATCAGACTTTGAATCACGCTTAATTGTTGAACCAGGTTTGACCGTATCAAGTTTCTGTTTGTCTTTCCAAGTCCCTGGATCGACAACGTAATACTCAAAGGTCTGTTCCATCGACTCATGCCAATCAATCATTACTTTTCTCCTTCTACTCTTGTAATTGTTAATGATACTGGTATAGTTAATTCAGTATGCTTTATATCATAACTTACTGTTACACTAGCCCAATATCCGCTTCCTGATGGTTCTCTAACATATACATCTCCCATCCATGTTGAGAGTCTTCTTATTGCATATAAAGTATCTTTATCATTCCTTGGTATCTCTACACTCCATGTTGATGTACTTCCTAACTGTGTTCCGTAGTAAGATACTGGGTGCTTTCGACCAGCATACTCAACTAACGATTTATCAGGAGCATTACTGTCACTAACATCAAGATTGTACTTTAGTAACAACAAAGAACCAGTCCATGGTGTTTGTTCCTGTGCGTCAACTGTAGCATTTTCAAGATTTCTCCATTTTTCATCCCATTGAATCACCGCAAAACGGCATCCTATTGGATAGCCAGGAGCATCATAGTAACTAATAGTTCCCGTAGATTTTTCTGTTGCTACAATCCTATATCTTGCATAATCCAGACCTGGATGAGGGTCAGTAATATATGTGTTTTTGTTATTTTCAATGTTTGAGATTATTTCAGTGAATGAACCATCGAATTCACGACGAAATACTGATATTATGACCTTATCTGTTTCTTTATTATTCATGTCAAGGCAATAAGGTCTTAGATAAGCTGTAAAATTTTTCTTATTCACACTTATTGAGATATTAGGTTTGTACTTTATAGCATCCCATGCAACATTAAATGATAATGTTTTTTGTACAGACAAACCTGAATTCATTGATGCAACACATGTAATGGTGTAATGCATACCGTTTTTTATAGCTATGTTATACGCGGATATCTCAGCTTTCAAACTTGTAAATATATCGAAGTACTGTGAATATACATCATCTCCAGAATTGACAATCTTATCTTCTCCGACAGCATCAACTGTTGTATAAGATTCTTCGGCTGTTATAGTGAGATGATAGCCTATTGGTGACTGAGTTTTCGGTCCTGTAACTGCTGAAATATAAAACGGAAATGCTGATATTGTTTCCACGGAAACACCTGATGCGTTAGTGAGTCCAAGTTCTAATGTAGGTTGAGCATAAATATTTACCTGCCTCTGTACTGACCATGGGCCATATTCATTTGTTGCTCCAGCCGTCTTAACTCGCCATTTTAATACCGTTCCTTCTGTATACTGAGAAGTATTTATAGAGAAAGAACTTGTTTTATCTTTTTCTTCCTCATCTGTACTATTCTTTTGAGTATAAGTTTTAACAGTTCCATTAACATCAATCTCTACCTGAGCAAATGTTTGACTTGAATTATCTTTTGCATTGTGTACCCAATATAAATTCAATGGTTCACCTACGATAGCTGTAGCTGTAGATGACCATGTTGTAGGAGCTGCTGGAGCAGAGCCTATTGTTAATGAAACAATATCACTCCACTCTGAATCTCCTTTACTATTCGTAGCAGCAACTCTGAAAAACCATTCTTTACCAGTGTCAAGTCCTATAACATGCGCTCTGTTAGTCGTTACCGATAACGAACTGGTTTGCGATGACGTATCAAAGTAATCACGGTTCGTAACATATTCAATTTTATACCCCGTCGCTGTGGAAGATTTGTCAAAATCTAATACAACTGATGTTTTACTATCAGCCGAAGCAACGACATTAGTAACTGGCGCAGGTATAGTTAATAGCTCACTTGTAAATTCTGAATACTCTCCATATATCTTAGATGAGTAATAAAGATTGATGGCTCTACATCTAACTCGGTATTTTCCGCCAGCTATGACATTTGTAGACATAGAAGCCATACATAACTTTACATCAACGATTGTGCTATTAACTTTAACTAAATCGTTGTATACTTCGAATTCTATCTGGTCCGTTCTTGGATCTGATATGTTTTCTATAGACGCTGTTAACTTTAATTTTTCAATTTCAGTTGTAGGCGTCGTTGGAGTTTCAGGAGGGTCCCCAGCCAATGAAAACTCTTCTTCATTTGCCTCACCTGCCCAATAGGATGTCTCATTATCGTTAACTGTATAAGTCTTTGATACTGGGGTAACCTTGACTTTGATTCTAAGTGCATTGCTAGGTGGTGACGAGTATACCGAATGAGTGGATGTTGGCGAATCAGATGTGCCTTCAAACCATATGTCGTCTCCAGTATCATAATACCATTGCACATCATAATTCTCTAATGTGTCAGTTATAGTTTCAGTAGATTCACCACTTCCACCACTCAAATCGTTAACATTAATCGGGCTTTGTATGTCATGGCCTCCACCCTGATTTTCACCAAGTACGGCTCTGTCTCCAGATACTTGAATAACCATCCATGTCTCGCTAAAACACCAATCAGCTATTTCTACTCCATTATACCAAGTTGCGCCATCATTAATTGTGACCCAGTCACCTTCATTGACTCCACCACCAGTAGACTGTGATATGGAACTGTCAAAATCCCATGTAGCATAATATGTGCTACTGCCAGTCTGTCGTTTTATAGTCAAACCTGATACACTAGCCATATCATGACCTCCTATCTATTCTAGCTGCTCTTATTAATTCCTGTACAGCATCGGATACTGCACTTCCATCATCATATGTTATTCCACCAACGTTGTATGTTGGTTTAGAAAGACCATTTAAACTCTTATCGAGTTTGTTAATGGCTGAAATAACTTCGTCATTATTTCCATTTTGACGATTGCGGTTCATCATTGTAGCAACGGTATTAAAGCCTCCAGAAATACCTATAGTACCTCCTGTAGGCATCATAGCTGCTATCGCTCCAACACCTGTCTGAACATCCGACAAATCCACGACAGGTCTTATAGTTGGTTGCATATTCATATCACCATTTATAAGTTCTGATATCTTGGATATGGCGTTGCTAACACCGTCAATGACCGTATTAGCCATATCGGAAGATGACACATTAACTAATCCAAGATTATTATTAATACCCTTAGCAAATCCAGCAGGAACATAACTAGCTAATTTTTCCATAACCCTAGATGGCGAATTGATATCCAATTCTCTTTTAGCTGCATCATATGCTGCCTTAGCCATTATTCTAGCAGATGCTTCTACTCTGAACGTATTGACGTTTATACCAGAGACAAAGCCACTAACCAGATATGCTCCGCTGCTATTAATGCTCTGATAGTATGAATTAATTGTTTCTATGGCTCTTTGTAAACTTGAGTCAACCGCTGCTAAAAAGCTTTCTTCTTTTGATGAATAGCCTTCGACCAACGAAGTTAAGAATTTCTTTCCAAGGGCATTGAATTCTGAAGAATATCCATCAAGTACATTCTTTATCGAACTCATATTAACTTTTGAAAATTCTTTAACAGCCTCATCGAAGGTTGCTATTCCAGATATATCAAAGTTATTTAAACTCTGTACAAAGTCTCGTAATTGTTTTGCAGCACTGATTGATGTGGTTACCGATGTTAAGTTTACAGACGCTATCTTCTCAGCATATGCCTGAATTGTCGTACCAATATCTGCTGTTTTACCAAACTTAGTTATCCCATTTTCATTTATTGATAATGAACTGTTTATTACACCGAGCAATGCTCTTGAAAATGTTAGAGACTTTTCGACACCTGTAGCATCAACATTTGTGACCTTATCGGAATATTTAACGATTGCTTCACCAAACTGAACTAACTGTTTAGAGAATGCACTCATGTCTTTATCGCCTGTAAACCACTGCACTACACCACCTGATGGGGCTATATTCTTTTGCATATCTGCAATTATTGCACCGGCATTTGCGGCTGCTGTTACTGCTCCTTCATCTATCTTTCCAGCCACTTTACTAGAAAAATTAACAATAGCATTTCCGAACTGAGTTAGCTGTGTTGAGAATTTACCCATATCTTTTTCACCGGTAAACCATTCTACAACGCCCCCAGATGGTGTAATGTCTTTCTGCATTTCAGCCATAATCTTTCCGGCATTTGCAGCGGCTGTTATGGCTTCTTCATTCACTCCAACCGATACAGTGTCGGAGAAACGAACTATTGCTCTACCAAACTGAACTAATTGTGTTGAGAATTTACCCATATCATGCTCACCGGTAAACCACTGCACTACGCCACCTGTTTTAGTGACACTCTTCTCCATCTCAGCCATTATCTTTCCAGCGTTTGCTGCGGAATTAACTGCATCAATATCAATCTTTCCAGCAACCACATCAGAAAATTCTACCATTGCTTCACCAAAAGGCTTTAACTGTTCGGCAAAATCTGATAATGATGTTCCTCCAGTCAACCAAGAGCTTATTCCATCTATTAAATCAGCGGCAGTAAGCATCAGTAATGTTTCTGATAACGCCTTAACACCCTCCATCATCTCACCAGTGAGCGATTTAGCACCATCTATAAATGGCTGAGCACTTACTATAAATGCTGAAAGCTCTTTTCCTAACTGAGAAAATGAATTCTTACCTTTCATAAATGTAGCCATGCCGGATATAAAATCAGCTGCTGTTAGTAATAATATAGCAGCTGTTAATGAACCAATATTCGCTATCATTGACACAGCATCTATACCGGTAATACCATCGAAAAATGGCTGAGCATTTTCCATAAATAATGCAAGGTTAGTTCCAATTTCAGGTAGTCCTGAAGAAACACCTGCGCCGAATCCGCCAATAATACTACCAATGAAATTTCCAAGAGCATATCCAATATTTGCTAAGAACTCTCCTCCGGAATTAACTATATCTGATACTCCTGGTATCTTACTAAGACCGCCGAGAATTGCTAATGTGGCTGCAAATATTCCTATGAATGCAGCTAATCCAGCAGCGCCAGTTATAGCCGCACTGACTGGGACTTTACTTACTAAGAACATCACTCCAGCCATAACTGCCATTAATATCGCTAATTCTGCTGTCGCGACCATAGTTTTCTCTACCGGCAAACATGATATAGCAATGAGTAATCCACCAAGAAGCCCTATAACAACTGCCATAGCAATCAAAGACCCCATTGCTCCTTGTACTTTTGAAGCACAGAACTCAACCAATGCAAATAATCCGACTAGTACGCTCATACATGCTGTAGCCACTATTATCTTCTCCGGTTTGAGTATAGATAATATTGCCACTGCGGCAGCCATAACACCTATCGCAATTGCAGCACTCATTAAAGTTTTAGATGCATTCTCATCTACTTTACCAGCAATCGCTGCCACAGCTATTAATCCCTCTATTAATATTGTGAATGCTGCTACAGCCGCTAATCCCTGAACTATTTTGTCAACCGGCAATAACCCAAGAACTAAACACACACCAGCCATAACTGCAAAGCACAGCGATACAGCCAATAGCATTTTACCGATTCCTTTTATCTGTTTATCAGATGCTTTATGAGTTAATGCGACCAATCCAGCAATTAATACTGCAACTCCAGCCAAGATTAATGCACCTTTTCCAATTTCAGCATAATCTACCGATTTAAGTACCTTGAGCATAACAGCCATTAATAACATAGAGGCACTTATCTTTAGCATCAGGTTTCCAACCTGAGATATGTCTTTCCCATTTTTCTTTCCAAGATGTGATAAAGCAACTAACACCACGACAAGACCAATTGCAGCTCCAACTATTAATGCTCCTTTTATCATTTCTGCTGGTTCAATGGACTTAAGCATTTTGAGCATAACAGCCATTAATAACATAGAGGCACTTATCTTAAGCATTAAGTTTCCAACCTGAGATATGTCTTTGTCTGTTGCTATATAAGTTAATGCTACTAAACCGATTATGGTTGCAAGTAAAGCTGCCGTGATAGTATTAAACCCATCAAGGCCCTGAGCATACTTCTCTGGTTTCATATTTCCAAGAATAGCTATGCCAGCTACCATAAGAAGCATTGCTGTAGCAATCTTCTTCATAGCTTTTCCAGCCTGCTGTATACTCTTACTATTATTGTCAGATACAAGTAAACTCATAGATACTATTAAAAGCATCATAACACCCATAAGAGTAACAAGACCCAACAATCCTTGCATATACGCATCAGGATTTAAACTTCCCATGATCTTAACAGTTGCCGCCATTAATGCTAGAGCCACACCTATACTTATGAGTGTAGTTTTTAACCCACTTAACTTAAGTGTCTTGCTATTGCTATCCAATTCAACAGCAGAATCTGTCAGCTTACTAATTGCAACTGCCAACCCAACAAGTATTACAGCCAATACACCTATTGCACCAACTGTAGACCATAACTTTTTAGTGTCTATCTTTGACATTATAAATACTGCCGCAGATAATGCTAAAAGTGCCAATGCAAGATTACGAACACCTTCTGTTTTCTTCTCAAATGCAGATGCTTTAAGATTCTTACCTATCGCTTTAGCTGTCTTTTTGACTGACTTATCAAGTGTCTCTATAAATTCACCAACACTAGCCATTGGGGCTGTTATATTCTTAAATGTGTCAACAAGGTTCTTTGTGATGGCTAGCATTCCAACGCCAGCACCAACTGATATAACCTTAGTTAATGCTTCGCCGACCTTAATCTCTTTAAACTTGGTAATTATCTTTGTACCAATGTCTTTTATTGCATCCCATACTGTAGATGCAGTGTTTTCTATACCTTTAACCAATCCAGCAACTACAAATTCACCATCAGCCTCCATCTCTTTAGATGGGGAAGCAATTCTAAGCACTTTCTCAAATGCTGATAATAGTTTTAAACCTATATCTTTCAGCATATCTGGAATAATGGTTAATCCTGACGATAAGCCTTTCTTAAGACCTTCAACGACAAATCCGCCAGCTTCTTTTAGGTCAATATCTTTTATAATATCAACAAATTTCTGAATTCTTGGCGATTTTTTAAGTAAATCTATAAGTTTCTTTATTCCGTCGATTACAACTTTTAAACCTTCTCCTACTTTCTTGAAAGATTTCTCGATGTAATCATTGTTTTTCAACCAATTACGAAGATTAACAAGTGCTTCACCTATGTAACCTGTAAATTCAATGATGTCTATATCAAATGCACTAAGGATTCCTTTCAATGCTTTAAATGCAACTGTAAGACCGGAACTTAAAACCATTCGCACAATATCAATTACTGCAAACAATCCTTTGAAAGTCTGCTCTACATCATATGCATGTGTGCTACTGAATTCTTTCATCTTTTCAGTAAGTGCATTAAATCCATCGATAACACCATAAATCTTAGCAACGGATGGCGCTGGGAATATCTCAGAAAATGCATCCTTTATGGCTGTAAATGTAATTATGAGAGTTTCTCCAATATTACCAAATCCATCCCATAATAAAGTTCTGCCATCCTTCGCACTCATATCGTTAATGAGTTCTTCTATAGATTTGCCAGTTTTCTCAGACTGTTTTTCCAAATCTCTATACATAGAAATCTCATCATCGGTCAAACCAGCATGGCTTAACTGTTCATCTGAAAGCTTCGCCAATTGCTTAGATTCATTTTGAATTTCTTCAGTAGAGTCGCCTAATGAATCTGCAAACTTAGCTTCCGCTTCCTGCACATCTTCTACTGTAAGTTCATATTCATAACCTTTATTAACTAAATCCTGTATAACTTGATGATTATATCCAGCTTCATCAAGCAATTCATATCGTCCTGTATCAGAATTCTTATAATCACCTTTCCATACATCAGTTACTGCTTTCTGATAATATTCGAGACTATTTGTTAAATTATTTATCTGTTTAACAGTTTTTCCAATGTCAGAATTCTCGAGTTTATTAAGCATATTAGTAAAAGGGTTAAAAGACATAACTCCCTCTACTAATTTATTTCTTGCCTCTGAAGCGTTGTTAATTAACTTGCTAAGAACATCTGAAACATTTGTCCAGAGTTCCTTAGCCTCTTCGAAGTCACCAATTATTAATCGCCATGTGGTTGTCCATCCAGAACCAAGTGCCTCCTTGAGTGTGTCTATAAGCTGTGTAAATGTCTTAACCTTTGTTGCTGCTTCACCAGCAGTTTTAGCCATATTGGCCATATCTACAGCCTGTTCTTCTGAATATCCTTCATTGACGAACTTCTGAATAGCAGCTGCATATTCTTCTTCAGTATCAGCTGCTGTAGAAAACATATCTAAAGTCTCAGTAAGAACATCTGTCGTCAACCAACCCTTTGACAGTGATTCTCTAAATGAACCAGCAGCATCAATATATGCTTTTGCACCGGTTCCCAGTTTTTCAGATGTTCTTATTAATGCATCCTGAAATACCTGACCGCCCATGCCTGCATTAACAACTGAATTCCAGTCCATAAGTTTAACTGTACCAGATGCCAAAGCCTGTGAAAGCTGATACATGGCAGTAGACGCCTGTTGAGATGTTGAACCTGACACTGCGGCTAGATTGGCTATACCCTGAATAGCCGACACGGAAGTATCCAACTTAACACCTGCTGCTGTGAAAGTACCAATATTACGTGTCATCTCCGTAAAATTGTATATGGTCTTATCAGCGTAAGTATTTAACTGGTCAAGTGCAGCATTAACTTGTTTTACATTTGTTCCCTCTTTCTGAGTATTCGCCAGAATCGTCTGAACTGCGTTCATCTGAGTTTCATACTCGTTAAAACCATCTCGAACTGGGTCAATGGTTATAGCTGATGCAATTCTCTTTCCAGCATTAACCGCAGAATTAGTTATATTAGCCAATGCAGTAACACCTATTACTTCCATTGCTGAGAGCTTCGCCTGCACTGCTTCTATACCAGAAGTCACACCTGAAAACTCAAGTTTTTTAGTGGCATTTCCAACATCTTCAAGACCTTTAGAAACACCATTAAAATTAAGTTTGGCTTTTAACTTATCTAATGTTGACATACTCGTCTGAACATTTTTCTCAAACTGAGCATTATCAAACCGCATTTCGACGACACGCTCGTCAACTTCTTTGCTACTCATGCTTTAGTAACCTCCCTCCAAGCGTTATCTGCGATTGCGTCAAAAATAGGCTGGATAGCAGGATTAATATAATCTCGACCCTGAACCCAGCCTCCGTTTCCAGTGGCATGTCCATATTGCAAAATTATTGCTATAGGAACACCATTGTTTATATTCGAATTTTTAAACTCGATTGAAACACTTCCATTTTGACGATTTATCTCGTAATACCACGAATTGGCGGTTACTCCTGTGTCTATAGGTGTAGCAGACGCAAGGGCTGCCACTCCCTCTCGACCATACTTGTCTAATACGCCGATTCGAGCAGCCTCTCTAACCCTTTCAAAGTATTTATTCAACTTCGAAAAGTCGCCCTTTTGTCTGAAGCTAATCATAGTTATACCTTTATTATTTAATTTTTAATATAGTGTCAGGATAAATTAAATCCGGGTTATCAATTCCATTAACCTCTACTAATCTCCCAACTGTTGTATTGTATCTTGCAGCAATTTCAGATAATGTGTCACCAGGTCTAACCTGATATGCTACATCACAGTCATCATCCCTCGAAGAACCTGCCTTAACAGTGATTTCATTTCCAGGATAAATTAAATCCGGGTTATCAATTCCATTTA